GCCGTGCTGGGCTTGCCGCGCCGCGTCGAAGCCGCCAGCGATGACACGCGCGACGTGGCGCTGCGCGACGCGGTCGAAACGCATCTGGTCAAATCGCCCGCCTTTGGCCGCTTGCTCGCCGGGCTGCTGGATGGTCTCGGTAAAGGCTATGCCGCGGTCGAAGTGCGCTGGGATGTCACCCGCGCCCCCCTGGCTCCACGCGATCAGGATCGCTTGCATCGGGCCTACACTTGGCGCGACCCGCGTCATTTCCTCTACGACCGGGTTTCAGGCCGCGAACTGCGCCTGCTTGACGAGGCGAACCTGGCAGACGGCCTCCCGCTCCCGCCTTACCGCCTCATCGTTCACGAACCGGCCCTGAAAATGGGTCTGCCGATCCGGGGCGGCCTGGCCCGCCTCGCGGCGGTCGTCTCGCTGTGCGGGCATTACATCCTTGAGGACTGGCTGGCGTTTGCCGAGGTATTCGGCATGCCCTTGCGGCTGGGGCGGTACGGCCAAGGTGCAAAATCCGAGGATATTGAAAGACTGAAAGCCGCCGTCGCTGGGCTGGGGTCCGACGCCGCCGCCGTGCTGCATGAATCCATGCGCATCGAATTCCAAGCGGCTGCCCCCGGTGCGGGGGGCGCGGATCTGTACGAGCGGCTGGCCGACCGGCTGGACAAGCTGATCAGTAAAGCCGTGCTTGGGCGCTCGGATGCCGCTGACTCGACCGCGGGCAAGCTCGGCGGCGAACAGCTCGCCGCCGAGGTGCGCCGCGATATCCTGGAAAGCGATGCGGAAGAACTCAGCAACACGGTTAACGAACAACTGGTCCAGCCGTTCATCGACCTGAACTGGGGGCCGCAGGCCGCCTATCCAACGATCAAATTACATGTCCCCGATCAGCAAGATTTGGCTGGCTTGGCTGATATGCTCAGCAAGCTGGTTCCGCTCGGGTTGAAAGTGGAACAGAGCGTGATCCGCGACAAATGGGGTCTGCCCGATCCCGCGAAAGACGCGGAACTGCTGGGCATTCCAGCGGCCTTGCCGCCGAGTCTGAACCGCGCCCTGAACCGTGAAACCGCGCCTGAAAGCGACCCGACCGCCCCGCTGACGGAGCGCTTGGGTCAAGCCGCCGATCCGCTGCTGGAGACCCTCCTCGATCCGGTGCGCCAGGCCCTGGACGCCAGCGCCGACCTGATGGACTTTCGAGAAAGGCTCTTGACGCTCTACCCCGCGCTGGACGGGAAAGCCTTTGCCGAATTGATGGGCCAAGCCCTGGCCGTCGCCGACGCCGCCGGGTATTGGGAGGCGCAACCATGACCCTATGCGCAAAATGCGGTAGGGAAAAAATCATGGCTGAACAGGCGGTGACGGGGTTCCCTGATTATCATGTGGCTGGATCGCGCGTGGAATATTGCGGGGTCTGTGACGAGCCGCCCGTGTTGACGCTCTGCACTCCTGGCCCTCCACGCTGGCTAGTGGCGAACCCCTCTGTAGTGCTGGAAAAAGAGGACGACTAAGTGCCCGTTAACTACGGCTCCCTGCTCTTCGCGGAAGCCCTGGAATTCTTCCGCCGCAAAATCAACCTGCCCACCCAACGCTGGGATGACCTGGTGGGCGCGGCGCATGACCGGGCCTTTGTGGTTGCCGGGGCGATGCTGGCTGATTTGTTGATGGATCTGCGCGGTGCGGTAGACGGGGCGATTGCCGACGGGACGACCTTTCGCGACTTCCAAGCGAACTTTGAGAAAATCGTGGCGGATCGCGGCTGGACCGGCTGGACCGGCGAAGACACCAAAGCGGGGCGGGCCTGGCGCGCGCGGGTGATCTACGACACCAACCTGTTCACCGCGTATGCCGCCGGCCGCTACCGGCAGATGAAGGAGGTGGCCGAGGCGCGCCCCTACTGGCGCTATCGTCACTCCCCGGCCAGCGTCGTTCCCCGTGCCGAGCATCTGAGCTGGGATGGGGTGATTCTGCGCCATGACGATCCCTGGTGGGCGAGCCACGCGCCACCGAACGGCTGGGGCTGCAAGTGCTATATCGAGACCCTGGCCGAACGCGACCTGAAAAAACAAGGGCTGGAACCGACGAGCCCGGAACGCATTCCCTACCCGGACAGCGGGGTGGACCCCGGCTGGGACTATCAACCGGGGGCAAACCAGACCACGCCGCTCTATGACCTGATCGCCCGCAAACTGCCCACGCTGGATGCGCCCCTGGGCGCAGCGATGTGGGAGTCCCTCAAGGATGCGGTGGCGATGGAGCGGCAGCTGGCCTGGTGGAACACGCTGGAGGGGTGGCTGACCAGTCCGCAAAGGGGACGCATGGCCATTGTGGGCGCGATCGGCCCGGAGATACTCCAGTGGCTCCAAGAGAACAAGCGTCTCGTCCCCCGCAGCGCCGCGATTGACATTCAAGAAGGGCTGTTACGCGGAACGAAGCAACAACGCCACTTGGCGAGCCAAGACGGTTTATTGGAGAGTGAGTGGCGGCGATTGCCGGAGATTTTAGCCAAGCCCGAAGCGATCTATTTCGATACCCGCACCGGAAAATTGGTCTATGTGGTTTCTGCCGGAGACGAGGCCGGCATTAAGCTGTCCGTGGAATTTGACGCGCGCGTCAATAAATCGGATCGAACCAACCGGATCGTTTCCGGCTTTCGGCAGTCCAGCCAGATCATCGATGAACTGGTGCGCGGCAGGCTTTATCAACCGCTGCCGTTGAATTGATGTGGGCGGGAGGACAGCTCCCCTCCATCCGAGACGCTGTTGCGTCAAGTTACGTGGATGCTGACTTTCCACGCCTCGCCCACAGACCTTAAATACTCCCAACCACCCGGAAAATCAAGATGAGTCCAACAGAGTACGCGCCGTCCTATCCCGCCTACACGCTGGGCTGCGCCCAGCCGAGGGCTTCTTGCGTCTTCGCATGAGCGCGATTTAGCAAGTAGCGATTAGGCGCTGGCTCTTGCGCGTTCAGCTCGTTGAACAGCGTATCGATCGCATGAAGCTGCGCATCATCGGTCTGTTCTAATCGCCACAGAAACGTGATCCATCGCTTTTTCAAATCGACATGAACGATGAATTTGCCATACATGCCAAACGCCACGACAGCGGCATTCAGGAGGGTCATCCCCAGCGCCAACGCCGCAATGATCGCATCCCGATAAGGGCGCCAGGGATCAGGCAACATGGAGCTGGCCGCCGCGAAGGCCGTGCTGGATAAGAGCAGCGAGGCGAACACGGCCCAATTGAGAAAGCGCCCGTAAAACAGTTCCATGCTTTCGTGATAACGAACATTCATTCGCCCTAGGAACAGCAGGTCATTGCGATTATACGTTGCCATCATGCGTCCTTATCAAGATTTCGGCTTGGGATCGGGCTTGGCGGGCCGTCTGCGGCAAGCCCCTTTTCGGTCATGACCCTCGCCGTTTTTCTATTTTAACCGATTTAACCCAGGGGGTTCTCCATGGCCGGTGCACAGCATGTGATTGACATCACGGTGGACGATGCCGAGATCCGCGCGGGCCTGCGCGACCTTGAGGATAAGATCGGCAACCTGCAACCGTTCTTCCGCGACATCGGCGATGCGTTGCTCAACAGCACGCGCGAACGCTTCAATACGATGCGCGCCCCGGACGGCTCGCCCTGGCCTTCGCTCTCGCCCGGCTACGCCCAGCGCAAATCGAAAAACGCCGAGCTGATTTTGACCCTGAACGGCTACCTGCGCGGCCTGCTGACGATCCAGACCAGCAAAGACACCTTGCGCATCGGTACCCCGCTGATCTACGGCGCCACGCACCAGTTCGGCGACCCCGCCCGCCACATCCCCGCCCGCCCTTTTCTCGGCCTGTCCGAGAGCGATACCCAGGACATCCTGGACGCGCTGGCCGACTGGCTGAGCCGTGATCTGCCCGCGTAGCGCGTTTAACCCCCATTCAATAAACAACTTTTCGCCGTTTTATCCCATTAACGGGGACATAAAAACGCCCTGCCGCCATGCCTTGCCTGCGCGCCGACCGCCGCAGCGGCGTTTTACGGCGTTTTCTCGCCCGGCCCGCCACCCAAGCCTTTCGAAAAATAGTTAAACGATTCTGCGCGTTTTTAAACGGCATCTGGACGATTTGGGGGGACGATCCACGCTCCCTTTTTGCCGCCCGGCCGGTTCACCTGCGTTTTTACGGTTTTCAACCCGCTGAAAAGCCCCCGACGACGCCGCGCGCTACCCTGCCGGTATGAACCTCGCCCATGCCTGCAATCTGCTGCTCGACGCCGCTCTCCCGGAGTGGATTCAACTGCTGCCCGCCGGCCCTGCCATTCAGGGCACCGATGGCCGAACCTGGACGCTCGACGATCCCGCCGCCGTGGTGAGCGCCTTCCAACAGCGCAAGACCCCCCTGGTGATCGACTGGGAGCACGCCTCGGAGTATCGCGCCCCTCAAGGTCTGGAGTCGCCGGCATCCGGTTGGATTCATGAACTGGCTGTTCGCGACGGCCAAGTGTGGGGACGGGTCGAGTGGACCGGGCGCGCGGTGCAACAGATTCAGGACAAGGAATACCGCTATCTCTCGCCGGTGTTCACCTACCGCAAAGACACCCGCCAGATCGTCGCCCTGACCAGCGCGGGCCTGACCAATCAACCGAATCTGGACCTGACAGCCCTCAACCGCGAGGAATCGCCCATGCCTATTCCTGTTGCCCTGTGTCGCGCGCTGGAAATCTCCGAAGACGCTGACGAAGAGACGGTTCTCGCCTGTATCCAGGCGCTGAGGGCCGGCATTTTGACCGGCCGGAACCGCGCCTTCGTGCCGCCGCTGGAGAAATTCGTGCCGCGCGCCGATTACGACGCCACACTGGCCCGGGCCACCAATGCCGAGCAAAAGCTGGCCGATCTGGAAACGACCCAGCGCCAGGCGCAGATCGACACCTTGATCGAGAAAGCGTTGCACGCCGGTCAGATCGTCCCCGCCACGAAAGACTACTACGCCGCCATGTGCCAGACGGCCAGTGGCGTGGCTGAATTCGAGAAGTTCCTCGCCAAGGCACCTGCCGTGATCGGCGGTGATTTGGGCCTGGACGGCAAGAAGCCACCCCAGGGCACGGCGCTCAACGCCGAACTGCAACAGGTCGCCGCGCTGTTTGGTAATAGCGCTGAAGACCTCAAGAAATACGGAGGCTTGCAATGACCGCGCTGGCTGCTGACCGCAACACCCCCTATCAAGACGGCTACGACATCAGCGTCAAGGTCGCCGCCGCCACCACGATTTACGCCGGTTCCATCGTGATGGCCAATGCCAGCGGCTATGCCATCCCCGGCGCGACCGCCACCGGCCTGGTTTGCCTGGGCCGCGCCGAAGAGGCCGTTACTAATGCCGGATCGGCAGGCGATGAGAGCCTTGCCGTGCGCCGGGGCAAGGCGTTCAAGTTCGCCAATGACGGCGGCGACGCCGTGGTGCAGGCCGACCTCGGCAAGACCTGCTACATCACCGACGACCAGACCGTAAGCCATACCGCGACCGGCAAAACCGCTGCGGGCAAAGTGCTCGGCGTCGAAGCCGATGGCGTCTGGGTGTTCATCACCTAACGGCGTCTGCGCGCTCATTATTCAAAGGAGATTGTCATGCTGGTCAATGCCGCCACCCTCAGCGCCGTGTTCCTGAACCTGCGCACCGATTTCAACCGTGCCTTTGCTGCCGCGCCGACCCAATGGGCCAAAGTCGCCATGCGCGCGCCCTCCGGCGGGGCGCAAAACGATTACGCCTGGCTGTCCGAGTTTCCGAAGATGCGCCGCTGGGTGGGCGAGAAAAACATCAAGAGCCTGGCCGCGTTCAAATATGTCCTCGTCAACGAGGATTGGGAAACCACCGTCGAGGTGGATCGCAATCACATCGAAGACGACACCCTGGGGATTTATGCGCCGCAAGCGCAGTCCGCCGGGTTCGCCGCCGCACAGTTCCCCGATGAGCTGGTTTTCTCGCTGTTCAACTTTACCGGCAAGGGGTTCGATGGCGTGCCCTTCTTTGCCACCACCCACAAAGTCGCCGGGGCCAACGTCAGCAACAAAGGCACGGCGCCGCTGTCGGTCGCCACGCAAGCGGCCGCTATCGCCAGCTACGGCGCGGGCCGCACCGCCATGCGCAAATTCAAGGACGACGAAGGCCGCACGCTGAACGTGGTCGCCGACACCCTGGTCGTGCCCCCGGCCCTGGAACATGTGGGTAACGCGCTGCTGGTCAATGACCGGCTTGAAGACGGCAAGCCCAATCCTTACAAGGGCACCGCGCAACTGCTGGTCGTGCCGGATCTGGCCACCGACACCGAGTGGTATCTGCTCGATACCAAAAAGCCGGTCAAGCCATTCATCTACCAGGAACGCAAAGCGCCGGTCTTCGTCCAGCAGACCGACCCGCAGGCCGACGATGTGTTCATGCGCCGCAAGTTCAAGTATGGCGCGGAAGCGCGCGCCGCCGGGGGCTATGGCTTCTGGCAGTTGGCCTACGGCAGCACCGGCGCGGGTTAACCCCCAAACGATGGAAGCTCACGGTTCCGAAACGCTGATCTGTAGCGCCTTGCGCGCGTTGGCTCTGGCGCTACGATGACCTACGCCACGCAAGACGACATCGAGGCGCGCTATCCCGGCGAGCTGGCGCAAGCCGGTCCGCGGGACAGCAGCAACACGCTGGACGATG